GGGATTCCGTGAGTCTTTTCAACATCTTAGCGGCCCTTTCTGTTGGCGGCTCGGGGTCGGGGCGTGATTCGCCCGCCCCCACTGCTTATCGGGTTGTGGCTTGGCTGTCAACTGACCTGTCAAGCCCGGTTGCCGGTGCCTTCTCTCCCGGTCCAGCGGCGCGCTCTGGCGAAACCTACATCAGGCCTCAGGGCCTCGCCCAATGCCCTCGGACGCATGGTCCGTGGTCCGTGTACCTCTGACAGAACACCACACTCACCGGCCTTCCCAGCCCCGGCGTTGGCCCATGGTCCGTGGTCCTGTCACGGCCTGCCGGTGGTCCGTCGTCACCGGCTCGCGTCGGGCGGCTCATGGTCCACGGTCGGGCGCCGGTGGCTCATGGTCCACGGTCCACGGTCATCTGTCCATTGACAGAACTGTCACCGGTCGAAGCCGGGCCTGTCATAGTTGAATGAGTCAATCAAGTATCGGGTCCCTTGGGCCTTTCTGTCAGGTGACAGATCTGTCATCCGCGATGCTCGACCCCCCTAAACGGGGTCCTGTCGCGGGGATCGGCCTAAATCACTGTTTTTGCCACAACCACAACAAGTTCAAAAGATCCATTGTCAGGGTTCTGTTAACGAAAGGCCCCCTAGGATCCCCTACCCCGCCAGAGATTTCTGTAGTAATCTCCCGGAATGAAGCACCCCTCCTCCTGTAAGTACGATTACAAGGATCCCCTCCCATGCCCAAGACCTCCGCTGTTGGGGAAGCTCTTCGCCGTGCTTACAAGAGCCCTAAGGTTTGTCCTCCGTCCACAAAGGACGTAAGCCTGAACCTGAAGAACCGTAACCATGCCATCAAGGAGTATGGTTACGGGCCTCTCAACCCTCTGGAGCCTAGCACTGACTTCTGGAAACGGAAGGCTGAGATGTGGGATACAAACGTGGTAAACGCGAAGACTTCTCGGTGTGACAACTGCGCGGCGTTCATCCAAACGAAGCAAATCATGGAGTGCGTTGCCACAGGCATCGGTCTGGAGCCCGACGAGCCCAAGCCTGTGCAACGTCTCGAAATGGCCCACGCCGCAGCCACAGTAGAAGCCGCGAACCTCGGCTACTGCCAACTGTTCCACTTCAAGTGTGCCGGGGACCGAACCTGTGACGCATGGTTGATGGGCGGCCCAATCACGAACCTCTGACCTTTTCCAACTTCTGTAAACACTGTAGAAGTATAAATCCCGCCTCTACAGGAACCCCTCATGTCATCAATCGAACTTCTCCCTGAGGAAGCCGCGAGGAAATATGCGCAGCTTCTAAGCCGTGCGGTTAAGCTGACCAAGCAACAGAAGGCGCATGACAGCTTCATTGATTTTGTCAGGTATGTCTGGCCGGGGTTCATTGCCGGTCGGCATCATAAGATCGTCGCCGAGAAGCTTGAGCGCGTAGCCAGCGGCGAGTTAAAGCGGTTAATCGTGAACATGCCTCCGAGGCACACGAAATCTGAGTTTGCGAGCTTCCTGTTTCCGGCGTGGTTCATTGGCCGTATGCCTTCGAAGAAGATCATGCAGGCGACCCATACTGCGGATCTGTCAATCCGGTTCGGTCGCAAGGTCCGTAACTTGATGGACGGCCCGGACTACCACGAGGTGTTTCCTGAGGTTAAGCTTCGAGCTGACAGCAAAGCTGCGTATCGCTGGGAGACGGACGACGGCGGGGAGTACTATGCTGCGGGTGTTGGCTCGAACATTGCCGGTCGCGGCGCTGATTTGTTCATTGTCGATGATCCGCACTCCGAGCAGGATGCTCAATCGCCCACGGCCCTTGAGGCTGCATGGGAGTGGTATATGTCGGGGCCTCGCCAGCGTTTGCAGCCGGGTGGGGCTATTGTTCTGGTCATGACCCGTTGGGGCGATAAGGACATGACCGCCCGTCTGTTGAAGCAGATGGCGACGGATCCAAAGGCCGATCAGTGGGAGGTGGTGGACTTCCCGGCGATCTTGGACAGCGGCAAAGCCCTCTGGCCGGAATACTGGAAGCTCGATGAGCTGGAGAAGATCAAGGCGTCTATTACCCCTTCGAAGTGGCAAGCGCAGTACATGCAGCAGCCAACTTCTGATAGCGCGGCCATCATCAAGAGGGAGTGGTGGAACATCTGGGAAGACAAAAAAATCCCACGATTACAATATGTTATGCAGTCTTATGATACTGCTTACTTAAAGACGAGGACTGCGGATTACACGGCGATCCAGACTTGGGGTGTGTTTTATCCGAAGGAGGACAGCCCGGCGAACGTGATCCTTCTGGATGCGAAGAAGGGCCGATGGGAGTTTCCGGACCTCAAGAGGATAGCACTTGAGGAATACAAGTATTGGGAACCTGACACGGTTTTGATTGAGGCCAAGGCTGCGGGAATGCCATTGACGCAGGAGCTTCGTCAGATTGGAATACCCATCGTTAACTTTACACCGAGCCGAGGCAATGACAAACATGCTCGTGTAAATGCAGTGGCTCCGTTGTTTGAGTCGGGGCTTGTGTGGAGGCCGGATGCTTCGTGGGCGGAGGAGGTTGTTGAGGAAATCGCGGCCTTCCCGTTTGCAGAACATGATGATATGGTTGACTGTGCCACGCAGGCGTTGATGCGTTTCCGGCAGGGCGGGTTTATCGCTCATCCTGAAGACTATCAGATGGACGACCGTCCACGGACCACGAACAGGGTTTACTACTAATGGCCGCACCTTATTCTGGAATCGCGCAGGCCCTTCCGAACAACCCGATGGCGATGGACCAAGGTCCGGGTGCGGAGGTCGATGTCCCCGATGACAACGCTCCTGAAACAAGCGGCAACGTAACCATTGAGCCTGACGAGGATGGCGGGGCCACGGTGATCTTTGGCCGGGACATTGAATCGTTGGATATGTCGTCCATTGGGTTTGGTGACAATCTTGCTACTGTTTTGGAGGATGCTGATCTGGCGAAGATCAGTCAGGATCTCTGTGGGTTGATTGAGGATGACAATACGGGCCGTGAGGATTGGGAAAAGGCGTATGAGGAGGGGCTTACGTTGCTTGGCCTCATCTATGAGGAGCGCACAGAGCCGTTTAACGGTTCTACTGGTGTCGTGCATCCTCTTCTCAACGAGGCGGTAACGCAGTTTCAGGCGCAGGCTTACAAGGAAATGTTGCCTGCGAGCGGTCCTGTCCGGACGCAGATTGCTGGGAATACAACTCCGGAGAAGGAGGCGCAGGCCCAGCGTGTGAAGGATTACATGAACTATCAGATCACGGTCGAGATGGAGGAGTATGATCCCGACTACGATCAGATGCTGTACTATCTTGGATATGGCGGATCGACCTTCAAGAAGGTCTACTATGATGGGGACTTGCAGCGGGCAGTATCGCCTTATGTGCTGCCGAAGGATTTGATCGTGCCGTATTCGGCGCGGGATTTGATGACGGCGGAGCGTGTGACTCATGTGCTGCGAGTGTCGGAGAACAACCTTCGCAAGCAACAGGTCAGCGGGTTCTATCGGGATCTTGATATGCAGCCGCCTTCGGAGGCGATGCGTGACCAGATCGAGGAGAAGACGGACAAGATCACGGGAGTGGAACCCTCGGGGGATCCTGAGGATTACACCTTGTATGAGTGCCACTGTTACCTTGATATCCCCGGCTATGAGGACAAGGACGATAAGGGCGAACCGACCGGGGTCCAGTTGCCATATATCGTAACCATCGACTCATCGAGCGGCGACATTCTGGCGATCCGTCGCAACTTTAGCGAAAACGATCAGAAGCGGCGCAAGCGCCAGTATTTTGTCCACTACAAGTTCATGCCCGGACTTGGGTTTTATGGGTTTGGGTTGGTACATTTGCTGGGAAATTTGGCGAGATCATCGACCTCGGTCCTTCGACAGTTGATTGATGCGGGCACTCTTGTGAACATTCCTGCGGGCTTCAAGGCCAAGGGGATGCGCATTCAGGATGCGGAGAACCCGATCCAGCCGGGCGAGTGGCGCGATGTGGACGCTCCCGGTGGGGCACTTCGCGACAACCTCATGCCTCTTCCGTACAAGGAGCCAAGCGCGACTCTCATGCAGTTGCTGGGGTTCTGCGTGACAGCCGCCGAGAAGTTTATCGGGTCGGCGGACCTTGGAATGACAGATTCCAATCAGGAGATGCCGGTCGGTACGACCATTGCATTGCTTGAGAGGGGGAGCCGCGTTCTAAGCGCCGTGCATAAGCGCCTGCATTATGCGCAGAAGCAGGAATTAAAGCTGCTGGCTCAGGTGTTTGCGGAGTATATGCCTCAGGAATACCCGTACACGGTTGAGAATGCGCAGCCGAACATTATGCAGCAGGACTTCGATCAGAAGATTGATGTCATTCCTGTCAGCGATCCCAACATCTTCTCGATGACGCAGCGGATTGCGTTGGCGCAGCAACAGCTTGAGCTGTCGAAGGCTGCGCCGCAGTTGCATAATACGTATGAGGCCTATCATCGGATGTACTCGGCGTTGGGTGTGAGGGATATCAACTTGATCCTCCCACCACCGCCCAAGCCCGTACCCGAGGGACCGGCGATTGAGAACGCTCGGGCTATGACGGTGCCGAATGGGGCAATTCCGTTGAAGGCATTTCCGGAGCAGGATCATCTTGCGCACATTGATGCGCATGTGGCGTTCATCAAGACGCCGCTCATTCAGAACTCGCCTCAGGTGTACGGGATCCTGTTGGCTCATGTGTTCGAGCATGTGTCCTTTGCTGCGATGAAACAGGTTGAGACGGCGTTGAAGGAACTGACGCAGCCTCATATGGATCCCCGTAGCGGGCAGATGATGCAACCCAATCCGCCTCCGCCTGAGATGATCCAAGCAAATGCTGCGAAGCTTGAGGCTGCGATGGTCAATCAGATCATGGCTGCGATTGCTCCGCCGCCCCCGGATGCTGCGACCAATCCTCTGCTTCAGGTTCAAAATAGGGACTTGGATATCAAGCAGAAGGCGCTTGAGTTAAAGATGGATGAGGCTGCGCACAAGCTTGATCTTGAGGAGCGCCGCCTTCAGGTGAAGGAGATGACGGATGCCGAGCGCCGTCAATCCAATGAGGACATTGCGCAGCTTCGTGCTAATGTATCCATCGAACGTGCCAATCTTGCGAATAGGGCTGCTGCTGCAAGGAAGGGTCAGCAATGAACGGGAAGTCTGGTCTTCTGAGTCTTTCGGATAAGGTCCGCGCAGCGGGCCGTGGTCGGGATACCGTGCTGGCGCACATCACGCCAGAGGAGGCCGCTTTCCTGAAGGCGCGTGGCGGTCGGGGGTCCACGAACCCTGTCACCGGTTTGCTTGAGTTTGAGGACGACTTCTCGTACAGCGCGCCTATGGACTTTGGTTACAGCGCGCCATCGTATAGCTATTCGATGCCGGATATTTATAGCCCGCCGTCCTATGACTACTATTCCCAGAATTATGGCGGGTCGCTTCCTATTGACTATGGAAGTTCAAATATCTTGAACTATAGCAATCAGGCTTCGTACAACACCGTAAATGACATCTACAATAATAATATTAACAATCTGACGAACAACCTTAGTTCGTATAGTCCAACCGTGGATATCCCGATTGATTATTCGTACTTAAATCAGTATCAAGCTCCAGCAACGGACTTCATTGATCCGGGGTACTACGATCAGTCACCTACCGTTGGTTACACGGCTCCGGAGACTTCTTACACTCTTCCCGCTGAGACGGTTAACCCTACGGGTGGTTACACGGCTCCAGAGACTTCTTACACTCTTCCCGCTGAGACGGTTAACCCTACGGGTGGTTACACGGCTCCAGAGACTTCCTACGCTCTTCCCACTGAGACGGTTAACCCTACGGGTGGTTATGCGGCCCCTTCGACCAACTATACTCTTCCCACTGAGATTACATCTCCTGCGGTTGTTGCTCCGTATGAGCCCTCGTATGAACCCCCACAGTACCCATACAATGATCCAACGGCTAACCTTCGCTCGGATATCCTTAGTGGATTCACTCCGGATGCCTTCTACCGTTCGCAGTTTTCCCCTCAGTTCGCCAATGAGATTTACTCGAATATCAGCCCCAACTTTTCTGTTGATGAGCAGGGGAACCCGGTAGATGCGAATACGCCTACTACGGGCGACGTTACGACTGCGCCGTTGTCTGGCAACTTTGTGGATGCACAGGGGAACCTGACCACCGAGGGTGTTGCCCCCGAAGTCACGCCTACGGTTGAAAGCGATCTGGCAGACCTTCCTTCCGAGAATGCAAATGAGGCGGCGGGCCGGTTGGACCTTATGTCCCCGGATGTGAAGCGAGCTTTTGCAGCGAAACTTGCGATGGACGCCGCGAAAGAAAATGCACCGGGAAGCCTGAAAGGGTTAATTGATGAGTCCGCTGATGCAGCGGGGACAGATCCAAGAACGATGTATGGAATTGTGAAGGGCGAGTCCCTTCACAAGGAGACCTACGATACCAACATCTCAAAGAAAGAAGAGTCCTACGGACCCTTCCAACTGAACCGCATGGGGGGGTTGGGAGCAACTTTTGAAAAAGAGACAGGTCTCGATCTTTCAAACCCCGATACGATACCCGCCCAAACAAGATGGGTCGCGGAATACCTTGCTCAACATCCAAATATGAATGTCGGTAAGACTTGGTATGGGTATAAAGGCGATGCGGACTGGAGTGATAATTGGGGTAATGCTGGATTAACTCCGCCCACTCCACCTATGCCACTCTCAAGGCCAAGCGATGCGGAGTTTCAGGCATATAATAACCCAACGCCTCCCGCCCTACCCACAATTATAACGGGCGTTGGAAACTCTGCGTACAACCTTCCGCAGGGCACCATGTCCTATGCTGGGCAACCTACACCTCCTGCTAATATTCCTGCGCAAACGGGTGGGTCCCCGGATGCGAATGCTGTCACGGGTCCGTCGTTGATGGATAAAGCTGTCAATGCCATCCCCGGAGCAGCAGTTGACTTCGGCCTCGGTACGATGATCCCGCTCTATGGTGCTGGGATCCTTGCCGGTAAGGTCATTGGTTGGGCAACCGGGAATGACTTCCAGTCTCCGGGATCCATGATTGCGGGGAACGTCCTTGGTGGTCCGGGGTCCTTTGCTAACTACCCAAAGAGTGCCACGGCCACGGAGTACTCCCCCCCTGTCGAGGCACCGGCTGAGATTGGAACACTTCCGAAGACTGCGGGTGGCACACCTATTATTGCCTATCCTGCGGAAGGTCCTGTTCAGGTTCCCGGCCCATTCCCCGGTGAGTCGGCATCCAACGCAGCCCCCTCAAGCATCCCGTATGCGGCACCATTTGGAAATGGATCCTATGCTCTTCCGGGAGGACAGCAGGGCATGTCCTATAATGCGCCCGGATCTCCCGGCGCGGATGTTGTTAGTGCCCTTGCGGAACCATCTGACGGAGCGCCTGTTCCGAAGGAGTATCAGGCCCCATTCACGGCTCCAGATAAGGCATATATCCTTCCGGAGGAACTAGCGTTTGCTGGCGCTCCTGATACGCCTTCAGTTTTGGATTACCAGCCGCCCAGTCAGAGCTACGAGCTCCCCGGTTATGCCGCTAGGGCGGGGGAGCCGCAGCCCTATAGTCCTCCGTTTCAGCCCATCAAACAGCCATACACTCTTCCAGAGGGACTGGCGAACCTCGGCAGGCCTGAGACAGCCTCCCCATTAGACTATGCCAACCCAGATAAGAAGTATGTCCTTCCCCCAAGTGTCGGGGGTGTTGCTCCGAAGGGGTTATCTATAAGTCCTGCTGTTGCCCAAACACGGACTCCGATCCCTGCACCGGGACCGATGTCGCTTCCGTCATCGGGAGGTTACTCATCTTCTGGTGGCGGAATTTCCAGCTTTGGCAGCGGAGGTGGGGGCGGAGCAAACATCTCCCTTGGTGGTGGGGGCGGGGGTGGTGGTGCAAAGCCCGCTGCTGCTTCAAGTGGGTCTCTTGGTTCTGTAGCGGCTTCAAACTTTGGGTTCCAAGGTATCGCTGGCGCAAACCGTCAGTTTGGGTCTCCTGTTGTGGGAAGCGGTCGCACGGTTGACTTTGGTACGCCCTCACGACAGCTTGCATATGATCTGAATTTGCCCGCCATCCAACAGGCTGCGATGAACCCGAACAGCTACAAGAACTACCTGTCGCAATACAAGCAACTCTTTGGCTAAGGAGAATACCAATGGCAAACCTCACCCGTGCGATTAGCGCCCCCAAGTATGGTCAGGCAGCTTCCGCCCGTTCCAAGCAGATGGATGTAACTCCTGAAATGGATCAGGAGATTGTTCGTCAGGGCATTGTTCCGAGGACGTATGCAGAGAATATGTCTGTTCCCCCCGCGCCCAAGGGTGAACAGACTGCCCGTGGCTTTGGGGCGATGCTTCGCCCCCAGAAGTACACTGTCAGTTAAGGTAATCTTCCGCTTCATCGGAGGTTTAATAGATGGATCCTCTCACTCTCCTTGCAGCGGCAAAGGTAAGCTTTGAGGCCCTGAAGGCGGGCATCGCCGTTGGCAAAGAACTTCAGGGTATGGCTAAGGATCTCGGCTCGCTCTTCGATAGCGTAGCCGCGATCACTCGTGTTGCCGCAGATCCAAAAAGCAGTTTGATGGCGGGTAAATCCGCCCAACAGATTGCGATGGAGGCCTATGCCGCAAAGGCCGAGGCTGAGTCGATGATGGAGGAGTTGAAGAACCACTTCATTGGCGAGTTTGGGATTGCGGCATGGGATCAAGTTTTGTCCCATACGACGCAGATCAAGAAGGAACAAAAAGCCGCTGCCCTTGAGGCAGAGAAGGAGCAGGAAGAGTTGATGCACAACATCATGGTTTGGGGGTCTGCTATCCTCGTAACCCTTCTCATCCTTTCTATCATCGTACTCTTCATCATCGGCATCGTTCATCGCTAGGAGCTAATCGTGGATCTTATCGCAAAGTTTGGACCCCTGCTCGGACAGATTGCACCCTCCATCGCCACGGCGCTTGGCGGTCCCCTTGCTGGGGTTGCTGTCAGAACCCTGTCAAACGCCCTATTCGGCCATGAAGATGGGACAGAGCAACAGGTTTCGGATGCTCTGTCTTCCGCTACCCCCGATCAGCTTGCCGCAATCAAGAAGATTGATGCCGACTTTAAGGTGCGGATGAGGGAACTGGACATCGACCTTGAGCGCATCTCCGCTGGGGATCGCAATAGCGCCCGCCAGATGCAGCAGAACACCAAGGACTCGACGCCGAAGATTCTGGCCTACTTCATCACGTTCGGGTTCTTCGGGGCGCTCGTCTGGATCCTTGTGTTTGGCCTCCCGCAGACGGGAACTGAAGTTCTTTTGATGATGCTTGGATCGCTTAGCACCTCATGGACAGGTGTCATGCAGTTCTATTACGGATCGAGCTTGGGATCGAAGGCCAAGACAGATGCCCTCACTTTGAAGGACAAGTGACATGCAAGAGAACTGGAATGACAGTTTTACCGCCGTTCTGAAACATGAAGGTGGTTTTGTTAACCACCCAAAAGATCCGGGCGGAATGACAAACTTGGGAGTTACCCGTACGAATTGGGAAGCTTATCTTGGCCGTTCCGTAACTGAGGAAGAGATGCGGGCGCTAACTCCAGAGATCGTCAAGCCCTTCTATAAAAAGAACTATTGGGACAAGATTAGGGGGGATGACCTTCCATCTGGCGTGGACTACGCAGCCTATGATTTGGCTGTTAACTCAGGCACTGGCCGGGCGGCGAAGTATCTCCAACAGATTGCCGGGGTCACGGCAGACGGGGCTATCGGGCCTAAGTCCATTGAGGCCATCAAGAAATGCGACCCCGAGGATACCGTCGATGAACTTTGCCATATGAGGATGGATTTCCTCAAGGGCCTTGGTACGTTTGAGACCTTCGGAAAAGGTTGGACGGTCAGGGTCAATGATGTGAAGGCCAAGGCAACGGAGATGGCGTGATGGCGAAGAAGCCAATCTGGGACAAGTCACGACCATCAAAGCTTGGCGCTCCAAAAAAGCTGTCACCCAAGCAGAAGTCGTCGGCCAAGGCATCGGCGAAGAAAGCCGGTCGTCCGTACCCAAACCTCGTAGATAATATGGCTGCGGCAAAAAGGGGGAAGTGATGGCAAAGTCCCCAGCTTGGCAACGAAAGGAAGGTAAGTCCCCCAAGGGCGGTCTTAATGCTAAGGGCCGAGCTTCCTACAACAAAGCCAACCCCGGCAAACCCGGCCTGAAGGCCCCGCAACCCGAGGGTGGTCCCCGCCGTGACAGCTTCTGCGCCAGAATGAAGGGCATGAAAAAGAAACTGACCAGCGCAGAAACCGCTAAAGATCCAAACTCCCGCATCAACAAATCACTGAGAGCGTGGAATTGTTGATACCTCTGACAGAAAGACAAGGAAACAGCCATGACAGATGTTTACATTATTGACAGATTGATTAAAGTAATTCGCGAGCGGCAGCAAACTGTCACTGAAGCGATCACAGAAGGCTCGGTTCAGGATTTTGCCGCTTTCCGCCATCTTCGAGGAAAACTCGAAGTGTGGAAGGAAGTTGAGGATGAACTTCGCCTTCTGCTGAAGAAAAAGGAAAGACATGACGAGTAGTCTGATACTTCCAATGCACCTTCAAGCAAAGCTTGAAAAAAAAAATGTTTCACATGAAACATCTGATTTGGGGGCGCTAGACGCAGCCTTTGTCCCCGAGGCCGAGAGGGTCTTTGACCCAACAAAACTTCCAGATACAGCCCTTTCCCGTCTTCCGCAGCCTACAGGTTGGCGACTTCTTGTGCTTCCCTACCGTGGAAACGCCAAGTCAAAGGGCGGCATTCTTTTTGCAGATCAGACAGTTGAGCAAAACAGCCTAGTCACGGTTGTGGCGTATGTGCTGGCTGTCGGCCCTGATGCGTACTGCGACAAGTCCAAGTTCCTAAATGGTCCGTGGTGCAAGAAGGGTGACTGGGTAATCATCGGTCGCTACGCCGGGGCGCGTTTCAAGATTGAGGGTGGGGAGGTCCGCATCATCAACGATGACGAGATCATCGCAACAATCGCTGATCCTTCAGACGTTTCCAACGTCTAGCAGCGCAGCAATGGAGATTGCTATGTCAGAAAACGGTGAAGTGGAAGACGACGGCTCTGTCGAGATCACTCTTGAGGATACCGAGTCTACAGAAATCCCTGTCGTAAAGAAGGTCGAAGCTTCCTCCGGAGACACTGACCTTCAGGACCACTCCGAATCTGTCAGGAAACGGATCGACAAGCTGACCTACCGGGTCCGGGAGGCCGAGCGCCGTGAACAAGCCGCGCTTGAGTTTGCCAAGGGCTTGAAGGGTCAGTTGGATACCTATCAGGAACGGGCTCATGTTCTTGACCGGACACTGGTCAACGAGTTTGACACCCGCCTGAAGACCCAAGAGAAGATGGTCAAGGACGAACTTCGTCGCGCCATTGACGAGGGGAATGTTGACGCTCAGATCACGGCGCAGACGGCTCTTGCGAATTTAGCTGTGGAAAACGACAAGCTAAGGCAATCCAAAAACCGCCGTGATAACGAGGATCGGCAGAGGGCCGCGATCCAAGCCGCGCCTCCCCCGAGGGTTGAGCAGCAGGCCCCCCGCCCGGACCCAAAGGCTCAGTCTTGGGCGGAACGGAATGAGTGGTTTGGTAGTGATAAGGCCATGACAGCTACGGCATATGCCATTCATGCTGATCTTGTTGAGGCTGAAGGGTTCGATCCTACCTCTGATGACTACTATCAGGAGCTTGACAGTCGGATTCGGAATGAGTTTCCCCACAAGTTCAAGACTTCCCAAGGAAACAACCGCCCACAGTCTGCCGTTGCTTCGGCTCGGACGACGGTGAAATCTAGCAGCAACAAGGTTAAGCTGACAGAAAGTCAGATCCGGGTTGCCAAGTCGCTAGGAGTTAGTTTAGAAGAGTATGCTAGACATGCTCGGATACAGCAGCAGGGTTAGTCAAATGACTGTCAACCGTACTCCTAGATCAGAGACTGTCCGCGATAAAGAATCGCGCCCACTTACGTGGAAACCCCCGTCCTCGCTGGACGCTCCCTCGGCTCCCGAGGGTTATACGCACCGCTGGATCCGCATGGAAGCCAACGGACATGATGACCGGAAGAATGTTTCCGCACGTACACGCGAAGGCTTTGAGCTAGTTCGCGCCGAGGAATACCCCGATTGGGATCTCCCCACCATTAGCGACGGCAAACATGCTGGCGTTATCGCAGTTGGAGGTTTGGTCCTAGCCCGTATTCCGAACGAGCTGGTTCGCCAGAGAACTGAATACTTCCGGAAGCAAACTCAACAGCAGCTTCAGGCAGTGGACAACGATCTCATGCGCGAGCAACACCCATCAATGCCTATGGTTCGTCCCGAGCGACAATCACGGGTAACTTTCGGCGGAAATCGTTCCTCCGAATAACCACAAGGATCTGAGCAATGGCAAATATCAATGCCTCGTTCGGGCTTCGCCCGTATCGTATGCTTGGAAGCGGCGCGAACACCAATGGCGACATTGTGTTCAGTATTCAGACCTCGGCTACTGCCGGTTCTTCCAGCGTGATCTATCAGGGCTCTCCTGTTATCCCGCTGTCGAATGGCATGATTGACATCGTTGGCGCTGCTGCTGGCGGTACGGTCCCGATTCTGGGCGCGTTTCTCGGCTGTAACTACATTGACCTCACGGGCAAGCCCAAGTGGTCTCCCTTCTACCCCGGCACCGCTGCTTGCTATGCGAACTCTATCGCTACGGGCATCGTCTCTGCCAACCCAGATCAGGCGTTTCTGATTAACACCGACGCGGCTGCTGCGGACACCATTATCCACAGCAACGCCAACTTTGCTACCGCCACCAGCGGTAGCTCAACCACGGGCTTGTCTTCTGCCAAGCTCGCCGTCTCGACGGCTAACACGACCAACACGCTGAACCTCCGTATTCTTGGCTTTGAGGACACTCCTGCCAACTCGGATGCCACTGTCGCCGGTCGTCTGGCTATCGTCCTCCTCAACAACCACTTCTACCGTTATAATGCTAACGGTACTGGTGCTGGCGTCTAAAGGGAGTCTGAACAATGGCTATCACTCGTTCACAACTCCTCAAGGAACTGGAGCCGGGTCTCAACGCCCTCTTTGGTATGGAGTACGACCGCTACGACAACGAACACGCTGAAATCTTCGATACGGAGACTTCGGATCGTGCGTTCGAGGAAGAGGTTATGCTGTCTGGCTTTGGTCAGGCCCCTGTAAAGGGCGAAGGCGCGGCCATCGTGTATGACACGGCTGGCGAAGCTTTCACTGCTCGCTACACCCACAACACCATCGCGCTGGCTTTTGCGATCACTGAGGAAGCTGTAGAGGATAATCTCTACGACAAACTCAGCGCCCGCTATACCCGTGCGCTGGCTCGCTCGATGTCCAACACCAAGCAGGTGACGGCAGCGTCTATTCTGAACAACTCCTTCTCGTCCAGCTATCTGGGCGGCGACGGTGTTTCGCTCATCAATAACGCGCACCCCACCACTGGCGGCGGAACTTGGTCGAACACTCTGGCGACGGCTTCCGACCTGAACGAGACTTCTCTCGAACAGGCTCTGATCGACATCGCTGGTTTTATCGACGAGCGTGGTTTGAAGATTGCTCTTCGTGGCATGAAGCTGATTATCCCTTCGGCTCTTCAGTTCACTGCCGAGCGTATCTTGAAGTCCGAGCAGCGCGTCTCGACAAGCGACAACGACATTAACGCCCTGAAGTCTGGCGGCTACATGCCGCAGGGCTTCACCGTTAACCACTTCATCACCGACTCGGACTCTTGGTACATCAAGACCGATGCTCCGAACGGTATGAAGCACTTCGTTCGTTCGCCTATCAAGACGGCGATGGAAGGCGACTTTGAAACGGGCAACGTCCGTTATAAGGCTCGCGAGCGTTATAGCTTTGGCTGGTCTGATCCCCGTGCGATGTACGGATCCCCCGGCGCGTAACTGCACTTGGAAGACCTCTGAAACGAAGGGGCCGGTATTGTACCGGCCCCTTTTTCATGTATAGTCATAGTGTCCCTGACTGCCCCTTGGCAGACAACCCGCGACAGGAGATCGACATGGGTACTTCAACATTTTCCGGTCCTATCAAGGCCGGTCCAATCAAGTTCACGACCGGCACCACCCTTGGGCAGGACGTAGCCAATACCGGCAACGTCGTCCTCATGCAGTCGGAAGCTGTCACGCAAGCCGGTCCCGGCGCGGATGGCGTCTACACGACAAATATCGTTCTCCCTGCGGGCAGCACGATCACCGACATCAAACTTTATGTGGGTGTGATCTGGAGCGGCGTTGCCTCCACGCTTGGTATTGGTACGAGTGCTTCTGCCACGGCTCTGACCGCAGCGGCTGCGGTTGCTGGCGGAACCCTTGGCATTATCACTGCTACGGCGGGTGCTGATGCAACTCGTATCGGCAACTGGTATAGCGTTGGTGGCGGCACTCTTGATGTTCGTATCAAGCTCACTTCTACCAACACGGGCACAGGCACTGGTTGGTTGGTCGTCAGCTACGTTCAGCCGGGCGCTATCAACCCCTAATAGGAGGCTCTGATGGCTGATACAGTTGCCACACAGACCCTCTTTCAGGGGGATAAGGTCCTTGTAATGAAGTTCACCAATGCCTCGGATGGCACGGGTGAGTCGGCTGTGACCAAGGTTGATGTTTCTACCTTGGCTTCCTATCAGGGTAAAGCTTGTACGGGCGTCCAGATTGACAGGATCTATGGACTGACGCACGGCATGGAGGTTCGCCTGCTATGGGGAGCTTCAACAAATGTCACCATTCTGACTGTCCCACAGAACGTCATGCAGACAATGACCTTTGATGATTTTGGTGGTTTAGACAACAATGCTGGCACGGGCAAGACAGGAAACATCTTGTTCACTACACTCGATGCTTCTGCCGGGGATGCTTATACAATCATCCTTGTAATGCGAAAGCTCTATTAAGGAGAACTGTCATGGCTATGTCTCGCGGTGGAATTGGGCGTGAAGCTGCTGGTGCCCGCATGAAGAAACTGGCGATGGGTGCATCTCGTCAGGGTCAGCGCATGGCCCCCAACATTATGACCGATATGCCCATGAAGGCTGCGGCCCCTGCAATGCCACCGGCTGCTGCGCCTATGGCTGCTGCGCCAATGGCGGCAATGAAGAAGGGCGGCAAGGTCGATTTCTCAAAGGTTGTCAGGAACAAAAAGACTGG